CACTAATCCTTTAGTGTATGTAAATCATCATCTACATATTACGGTTTTTTGTTTCTTAACGCTACCATAACGATAAATAAAACTACCGTTTCAAAGCCGTCTGCCGTTCCTAGCAACGTGCTTAATTCATTGGCATCTATTTTACCATCACTCAATGCGCTATAAAGATTCGTGCAAAACGTAATAAAGCACAATATCGCTGGCACTGATAGTACAATATGCGGTTTGTTTTTCAAGAACTCTTTTAAACATTTCATTGCGCACCTCAAACCACCAGTTCAAAATGGTCTGCGTCATTGAGTTGTCCGGGTCTATCAAGTTTCCCTAGGCCATCCCATGAGCCACCCCAACGCACAGAATGAGACATTTTACCCTCATCCTTAAGTTTCTGGGCAATACCTAGAACGTAACCACCGAACCATATTGCCAGTTTGTCATCGTTAAAGTTAACAGGATAGGGTGCCACATCTACCGCCATTGACGGGTTTTGATTATGTTTACCGTGTGGGTAGTGAAGTTTTGTATTGCCTTTAGCAAAAGCAGCTTCTTGATTGGCTTCGTTTCGATAACCTTCCAAAATAGTGCAATCAAAGAATTTTATTACCTCGTAGAACAAGGCTTGTAGGTCTGGATGACAGGTTGATAACTTAGAAAATGATGCTTGACTGAATTTTGGCATGATAACTTTCCTTGTCTTGTTAATTTAATATTAGCATTAAATAGCCCTATTGCTAGGGCTAGAAAGCAAGGAAGTTTTCATGAAACAAATCAATAATAATAGAAAATCAAGCGGAGAGATAGCACTCGATGATTCGCTTGCCATCTTCTTCACTTTACATTTTTCCATGTTTTATTTCTACAAATATTATGCATTGAGCTAATATGTAGTGAAAACTTCGTTGCAAGAGAAGTTTGAGTTGCTCCTTGGGAAAACAAATAACGTATTTCCTTAACAATATCAGGATTTACTTTGGATAAATGATGCTTGACTCCTAGATTTAAAGGTGGATTTTTTGCTCTCCCTTTTTTTATTTTATCCCTCATGTTGTCACCATGAGTTCCAACAAATAAATGATTCGGGTTAACGCAAGATGGATTATCGCATTTATGGCATATAATTTTTTTCTGCTCAAAATCCCCAACAAATAGCAAATAAGAAAATCTATGAGCAGCTACATTACCCAAATCACGATACATAATCTGCCCATACCCTTTCTTATTTTTAAAAGCATTCCATTCCCAACATTCATTTTTCTTAAATGGAACACTCACTTTATCCATGAATCTTACTTTATCAGCGATTGTTAAATCACTCTTTGAGATATTTCTCAATGATTTTAATGCCATCTTCAAACCCATAACAAAAATAACCATCGTACCCAACAGTTTTCATCCTGTCAATCCATTCTTGTTGCCTCACCCAAGTTTCAGACTTCCTTGCTGATGGCGGATAGTTCATATTTCTTTTAACTTCCAACCATAAACCAGCGTATAACCCTGTTCGGCTAGGGTAGGGAATAAACAAGTCACTCACACCCGGACGCAATCCCATTAACTTCAAGTTCCAAGTTTGAGCTTCGGTGCGTTTCCCCTCGTTGTTATTCTTGTAAAAGTACTCTTTCAGTATCGGGTGCAGACTCAGCCACTTCACAAGGGCGCGTTGCTCTTGGTTTTCCGTGGGAATCAGAAATTTTCGTGTCATCCTTGACCTCATCATTTCCGTAAAGAATTTTCATCAACGCTAGAACTTCCTGTTGGTCGCGCAAATTAACCGTTTTTCTTTTCATTTTTCTTCGCTTCCTCTTCGTCCGCACAACGGCGTAAAAATATTTCTGATGCCTCGCTAATGGTCATGCTATTGGGTAAAAATCCTTTCACACAAGCAAGCCATGCGACAAACTTCTTGGCCTTATCTCCTTGAATCGTATTCATTTCAGCTTCCTTTCTGGGTAGTATTTCAACTGTTCGACCATCTCTTCATAGCATCTGATGGCCTCCTCTATTTTCTCTTCTGGATGGGCTTCTAACACTTCCCTACAATGTTGACGCAAAAATTCAATGTCATCACCGCGATGACCATCGGAAACCTTTTTAATCAATCCGCACAAATAATTCTTACGCGCTATCCATAACGCCCTGTTCATCAGGCATGCGCCCAATTTTTGTAAACTTTCACGGGTTTACCAGCACCGCTTCTATCAGAGCCTTTCGGAGATGCAAACCCCTCTCGCTCTCTAGGCGGTATGTAGCCTTGTTTCTTTAACCATTCGGGTTGCTCTCTCATGCTTATAATCTTTATTCGTCTATAAGAATGTATTACAGGTATTTTGATAACATCTGCTTCTTGAATAGATAACAAGAAGTCCTCATAACCTTTTGCGTGCTCTTTATCAAAAAGTTTGCTAGAAGGATTTATTTTTTCGTCATCAAATTCTCTATTCAATATCTTTATTAGCATTGGCACGTTCCTTGTCCCAAGTAGAAAAATAATCCGCTCCGTGGATTTTCCCGTCTTTGCCATGAAAACAGAATTTATATAAATAATTAATGTACTCTTCGTATATATTTTTTTCTATTAACATGTTTTCGTTAAAATAACATGCTCTGAATAGTCCAACGGTGGGGTAAAGGTTTATAAAAATTAAATTATTTGCCGCGTCTTTTGCGCGCTCTATGTCGTCAATTTTCCAATCCATAAAGCAATCAGCCCATGTTATGACCGCGGACTTAAGGCTTTCTGCTTGCTCTTCTATGGTTCCAATCCCTTCAAATAATGGGTTAAAGCAATAGGCTTTGTACAACCTGTTAAGAACCATTTCTGCTATTTCAATATAAATAGGTTCTATGTCGTCATTAATACGAAACGGGTCTTTTTCTATAAACTTATTAAATTTAAACTCTACTACATTCATTTCTACCCCGATTTTAGTTTTTTAAGGATGTCACCTATTGTTTTCTCACCTGTAGGAGAAAGAACCGCGCTAGCTATATCCCTAAAAGCCTTTCCGTCCTGTTTGTATTGTTCTTGTTTTTGCTTTTGCTGCTCTTCTTCGTGTTCACGTATTGATTGTGAGGTAATGCCGTTGTAACCCTGTGGAATTAACCATTTACCCTCACGTACTTTTTTCAAAAAGATGTTAATTCGTTTATTAACTGCATCAAAGCTTTGTTCAGGGTTAGTTTCATAGGCGTAATAAACACCTTGGGAAAGAATATCACCCTCAATGTAAATATCACGATTAGCAATAACCATCTCAATATGGGTTTTAACAGAATCAGTACAAGAAAAAACAGAAACAGATTTGTTGTTTGTTTTCTTTCTTTCTTTTATTTGTTTTATTGTTGTATTTATATGTGCGCCATCCAACCGTTCAACGGTAAATTGGCGGAACGGTGAATTATCAAATTCTTCAGTGGTGGCGCGGGTTTTAGAAGGTTCAACCGTTCCGCCAATTTTGGCGGTGTGGTTAGCTTCTGAAATGTGGATAACTTTTGCCTTTGACCTATTTACAACCGTTCCGCCAATTTTGGCGGTGTGGCTATAAGCGGATTCAGGATTGAATCTTGTTCCATTTAAGACAACCAATTTCCAAGACCCAAATTTACCGCTTCCTTCTCTTTCTTGGCGATATTCAATTAAATTTGTAGAATTTAAATAACACATATATCGTTCGTAGGTTCTCTCGCTAATACTAAAATGCTGCATAATGTGATGTTTATTTGGCTTCCAGGTTGGAGGAAGGCTCTCAAGAAACATCCACAAATGTAGTTCTTTTGAATGCTTTATGGGAAATTTTTGAATTAAATCGGTAAGAACCATTACAAAAGGTTTTTGCTCTTTCTCGAATGCTTTGATATCGTATTTTTCTATATGAACAGGTTTATTGGTCATGCTAATTCCCTTTAACGGTTGTCGAAGCACTCCATGTGCTTAGGGATAGTATAGATTGTGATAGGATATATATAAAAGAAATGTTGTCATAGGAATCGTTCATGACTATAATTGCCTTATGTGTATGGACGCACGTAGCCGATTTATGCCAAACAATGGCGTCCGGTAGTTCTAATAGCATGATTGATATCTTGGCGGACACGCAATCATGCGCTGTTTATAAAAGTTCCAGCGGCATGGAACAGTGAAGTAACTTGCTGCTAACCCTCTTAGTTTACCCTCAAATTTTTCATAATCCTAATCTAAATCACACAAACATAAAAGTCTTTTTGTATCTTGATATAATTATTTTAAATTTCGCTTGCATTCTTTTGCCGTGTCGTGATACATTTGTATCCATGATATCGCAATACATTAATACGAGGGAATTATGTCAGTAAAAAGAAAAAATATACAAGAAGATGACCGAGCATTTCACATGAGAATGCCCAGAGACACTTGGTTGTTGCTAAAAAAGGCTGCCATGATTTCTGAAATTTCAATGGGTGAGTATGTGACTAAATTAGTTGAAAAACAAAGAGTAAAACTAGCAAAAAAGATGGATGTTTTAGGTGATTTCGCAGATGTAGAATAGCAGTAAAAAAAGTAAGTCTGAGGCTATAGGCTGGAACCTATAACCTCGGTTGTTCAAACAAAACTTTAATAGGTGAATTATATGAACGCATTAAGTTTAGCGTATTCTAACGCGCAAAAGCAACAATCATGGATTGATGACCCATTTGAGTTTAAGGGTTTTGTTACAGGAGTAACGAAAATTTCAGACCACCAACGTAATCTTAATGATTACCTTCAAGAGTTAGTTTATAGCTATGGTAAACACATAGGCGATAACTACGAGCTTGACCTCAACAAACTTTCAACTCCCTGCCAGCTTGAGCTTGCCAGACTATACATTGAGTCAATTGACCGTGAAATAGAATGGGCTTGCTATGGTGAAGACCAGACTTTAAACAGCGATTTTCTTTGCGCCATGCTTGCCATGTTCAAAGATTCTAACCCTAAAACACGTGCCAAATTCGCACAAGTTACGACTGTAAACGTCCTTAAATATTACCACCAGACCTTGCAAGACCTGATTGACACAGCGTGCCAAGATTACTTTTGCAATGAAATGAGTGAAGCAGGTTATCACGCTGAGCAAGATATGGATCATGGTGATGTCGTATGGAGACGTTAGTACGGGAAGACCGTTACAGTCACTACGACTATGAGATTTGGGCGTACCCCGATGATGATTACCCAGACACAAAGTATTACTACTACAAAATTCTGGATAAAGGAGGCGATCACCATTTTTGGATGGGTACGCCAGTAATCAGGGAATCAGACGAGTACTTTGATTCTGCCGGGGAAGCATCCTTGGCAGCAATCGGACACATCGACTTACTAGAAAGTGGAGAGGGTTAGATGAATTATTTCATGCGCGATCAGATTACAACAGAAGAGCGATTAAATTTTAAGAGGAAAAAGACGTGGAAAGAACTACTTTGGAACGGGTACGTGTATGGCTACAACATCGAATTGACCACTGGGAAGATATTGTTGAAGCGCACCCCAATGACTATGAAACGTTTACAGACATTGGTGAAACATGGCGAACAGGTCTTGAGCGAGGCGAAGACCAAGGAATGCTTGATGCTTTCTACATGGTAATGCAATGCATTAATGGTGAAAGAAGCAGCTAAATCATAGATACACACTTTATGCACGTGCCTACGACACACCCCGGTTTTTGATGCCTGTGTCGTAGGGGTGTGTATAGCGGGTTTATCTAAGTCCTTAAGTGGACATAATTAATGTAACTAAGTTGGAGATTTAAAAATGGCTTTAAAAGCAAAGAAACCAAGTGTGAAAGAATGCAGACTAAAAGCATTGTTTTATGGATCTGCCGGAGTCGGCAAAACGTATGCTGCGATTCAGTTCCCCAAGCCCTACATCATTGACACTGAGGGTTCAACGAACAAACCTCAGTACGTTAAATTAATCGAGAAGTCAGACGGTGCGGTGCTTATGACCGTGGACTTTGACGAGATGATTAACGAGGTAAGGGAATTATTAACAACAAAGCATGACTATAAGACTTTGATTCTTGACTCGCTAACACTGGCTTATAACGATTTGCTTGAAAAAGCCGAACGCAAGGTAGGTACAGACTTTGGCCGTCATTACGGAGAAGCCAATAAACGCATGAAGCAATTGCTTAACCTGCTATTCAGACTCGACATGAACGTTATCATCACCTCGCACTCTAAGAACGAGTACGGGCAGAATTTGGCGGTTTTAGGGCAAACGTTTGATTGTTACAAGAAACTAGATTACCTTTTCGATCTCGTATTTGAAATTCAAAAGCGCGGAACGCACCGAGTGGGTCTTGTGAAGAAGTCACGGTTTGAGACATTCCAAGACAGCGACACGTTCCCATTCTCATACGAAGAGATTGCAGAGCGTTACGGCCGCGCAGTAATTGAACGTGAAGCCGTGGCGCAAGAACTAGCCGAGCCTGAGCAAGTAAAAGAGATTACACGATTAATCGACTTGCTTAAGGTTCCCGAAGAGATGTATCAAAAGTGGTTGGATAAAGCCAGTTCCGAAAGCTGGGAAGATATGCAAAAGGATTCAATACAAAAATGTATCGACCACCTGAAATCAAAAATTCAGGGGGAATGATGGCTTCTTTTAAAAATATACCAGTCATCGACTTTGATATTAAAGTTGAGGAAATGAATATAAGAGAATTGCGGGAACTTGCCCGCAATCTTATAAGGCTTGCCCGAGTGGATGCTGAATTGATTCAGACCATGCGACAAATGCTTGATTTAACTAAAAACCAACAGGGAGAGTAACAATGTTCCATTATGATGTAATGAGCGAGCAGGAAGCAATGGCCGAAAGGTTCCAGTTAATGAAGGAAGGTATTTATGACGCGGTGATTACTGCGTCTCAAGATACAACATCTGCAAGTTCCGGCAATCCTATGATGGATATGACCGTTACCGTGTACGATGAGAACGGCAAGACCCATGATGTCCGTGATTTCTTAGTGTTTACCAAACAAATGATGTGGAAGGTTGTTCACTTCGCGGAGTCCGCAGAGATTCAAAAAGAATATGCAGAAGGTAAACTTTGCTCCCAAGTGGCAATTAATAGAACCGTTAAGGTAAAAATAAATGTCGAACAGGGTAGCGAAATCCCTCAAGATAAGTTAAAAGGCAAGCCGTTAGGTTCTAAGTACCCAGACAAAAACAAGGTTGAAGATTACCTATCGAAAGGCGAACAAGGGGCAAACGGTGTACCGAATGGCGATACGCCACCACCGTTTACTGATGACGACATCCCGTTCATGTGAGATATTTGTACTATATGAGAGTATTAAAAGCAATTGGAGTAACTTGTTTCGTGGTGGTTCTTAGCCATCACGTACAAATGGATTAGTGGGAAGGTTGTTTGTTAAGCTTTGGAGCTATGTTAATACTAGGATAAGGAATTTTACATGTATTGTAATCAGTGCGCTTCATACAGTTGTATTCATTTGTTGCAGGGTATTGGTGGAATGGCTGCGGCTCAACAACAACAAAGTGCAATGATGAGTGAATTAATGATGCAACATTACAGGGGTCATTTGCCAATAGGATTATCAGCAGCCGATCAAAAACCAAAAACTAACAAAAAATTATTATTACTAAGGACATAAAATGGCTCTATTAAAATACAAAGACGTATTGATTCTTTGCAAAGATAAAATCAAGGAAGCTATGGCACCATTACGCGCCAGAGAGATGAAGAAGAAAGCCGAACTTGAAGTATGTAAAATTGAATCTCAGATTGCCGAAGGTGAACAAAAGATTCAAGAGTTAGCGAGTGAATACCCTATTGATTTTCACAAGATGATTGATGCGATTGACGACCTTGACTTGGTTAAACGCCGTAAAGAACAGTTTGAGTTAATCATTGAAGAAATGTTTGGTGAAGAAGATGACAAAGCAGTGTGATAATTGCAAAGAACTTGATAAGCGTATGCTCAAATGGCTTGATCATGTTGGGTGCGCGCCTAGAAAGTTTCAACGCTATGACACCCTTTTAGAGTTTGTGAAGATGATTGCCAACGAATCTATTTCTACAGGTGGAGAGTTACAAAACAATGAGACGTTGCGCTGGATTAATCAAGCCGCAACCAATCTACTAAAGGAGCTAGACGAAAATGAATTTTTGCGAAGCAATGGATTTGCTAAAAGCAGGAAAGAAAGTAACCCGAAATGACTGGCGTGATGGGCTTTATTTTGTGATGGAAGAAAACAATGTTAAGTCATATCAGCCCGTGTTAGAGCATTATTTATATACAGAAGACATTATGGTGTCTGATGGTTGGATGGTCGAAGGTTCCGAGGCGTCAAAGACCTTTTGCGAAATCATCCCAGATTTGCAAAAAGGTACACGCGCTTGGATGAGTGATTGGAAGCCTGAGTTTTATATTTTCCTAGACCCAACCGATGGGCTGGTATTACATAAGATGTCACAGTTTTCTTTCAATCCTACCTTTGCGGATTTTAAAGCGGATGATTGGATCGAAGTATGAACGAAGTAGATGTAAAAGAATTAGTTGATGTTGGCCAGAGGACAGCCTTGTTATTGGGTGAGATAACAGGGCGTTTAATTATGCATCTTAATAGCCCTCATGACGTAGTGGAAGAAGCTAAAGACGAAATGCAACAGCTTTTAGAGATGATGCAAAAACGTATAAGTAGCATTTACTACGGGGTGGAAGATGAGTGATGCTATTTATGAATGGTATTGTGCCACGAAAAAATTAATTAAAGATGTTGGCAATCATCGAACTGACGAAACCGACAAAATGATTACTGAATGGCAAGAAGCATTAGAAACTATGGAAGCAGCTTGCCCAGACATAAGCAGTATGTATGACCGAAGAACTGCTATGCAGCAATCATTTACACCGGAACAGATTGATCACATCTGCTATATGATTGGCGATTGGTACATCGAGTGGAAAGGTAAAATGTGGGTCGATGGAAAGCCAAATCAGCACAGACTTGGGATTGCGAAAGAGAAACTTAAAATGATGATTTGTGGTGAATGATGGAATACATAAGTTTAGATGAAGAAGATTTTAGATGCTTAGTTCGAGGTGGCGTAATTAAATATGACGACCGTGTAAGTATCTGCTTAAAAGATATAGGCTATACAACGATGTACGATGCTATTGCTGATGCTCAAACTGGTATTGCAGAAATATACAAAGACCACATCAAGGAAAAATAATGGCTTTGATTGTAATGAATGAAAGAGAATTAGAAGCATTGCGCAAACAAGCCGATGAACTTTTAAATAGCCGTGATTATTATTACCTGCTCGATGAGAACAAAAAACCCTACAAATGCACATTGAGAGAATGGGGCGAATGGTTTCAAGATAGCCGAGGTGATGATAGACGAAGAGTTGCCGAGGACGAGATTGACGGCAAGAGAATCTCTACCGTATTTTTGGGAATGGATCATAATCTGTACGGTGAAGGTCGCCCATTAATATTTGAAACAATGGTCTTTGATGAAAACGGACATGAAATGTATACAAATCGTTACTCATTGTGGGAAGAATCTTTAAATGGACATGAAAAAGCAAAGGAATGGGTGAAAAATGGATGCAAAGACGAATAAAATTAGAGTTGGCACGATTATTGCACGATTAAAATGTTGGATTGAAGGTCATGATAGAACGCAACACAGAGACTTTTACGGGTTCCTCACCAATGGAGAACCCATTTATGTTCAACGATACGATAAATGTATAAGGTGTGGGAAATGAGTTACAAAGATAAAAGTTATTGTGCAAGCCCAGCCTGTGAAAATAAATGTGGCCGTAAATTAAGCGAACAAGATAGAAAATTTATTGCTGGCCATCCTTGGATGCCTGTATCATACGCCTACTTTTGCGGCGAACCTGTCGAGGACACGCCACAAAGTAACCCTAAGCCCTCAAAGCCTCTGTAAATCCTAACGCTGTTTAGCTCTATTAGGTACGCTCAAGATGAGGGCTTAC